ATGAAGTCGATGAAGTCGATGAAGCTTCATGTGGCGAAGAAGTTTCCACAGATGAAGATCTTGAAGAGATGATGGGCCAAGCTTACGATTCATCTGATAAACAACATTCTCCAGCTGCTCAACCAAACAGGCAAACAAGAGAGTCAGTTCGTTCTGAGATGGCCAAGGAACTTAAGCTTCAAGAATCGCTTCGAAAACGTGCTTCTCAATTAAAGAAGCTTTACTCCGCAACACAAAATGTTTCAACACTTTCTGAAGTAAAGAAGGTTGCTCCTCGTGCAGCACAACTTAAGGCTGCATATGCAAAGACAGCACAGCTATATAACGGCTCAGTTGCTCGCTTCAACAAACTTTCAAGAACCTTGGAAGAAGGTTCAACAAAGAACGTTCGTTCAAATAACAACGTAAAGCCTGGTGCTAGCGCAGGTTCAGATACGCTAAGCAAGAAGTTGGCAGAAACAAATCTGCTCAACGCAAAGCTTCTCTTTACGAATAAGCTTCTTCAAGCGGAGTCGCTCACTGCTCGCCAAAAGGCACAGATAATTGAGCAACTTGATTCAGCTGAGACAATTCGTGAAGCCAAGCTCGTGTACGAGAGCCTCTCAAAAGCTTTGATGAAGACTCGTACAACTGTGACAGAAGGCCGAATCCTCGGATCATCTTCACAAGCAACACGTCCAGCTTCAACCCAAAAACTTAATGAAGGTGTTGAAGCAGAGCGTTGGGCAAAACTCGCAGGAATCAAGTGATTCTCGAGTAAACAACTTTTTTAACAACTTTTTGTACACGTATAGGAGATACAACAATGAAGACTTTTACAATTGAACAACTTTCACAAGGCATTCGCGAGAAGCACGTCGGTGCTGAGCGAGCCCGTCTTACAGAGAAGTGGAGCCGCACAGGCCTCCTCCGCGGTCTCGACGGCCAACGCCGCGAGATGATGGCACAACTTCTCGAGAACCAAGCAGCACAGGTCCTCAAGGAGAGCTCATCTCTTTCAACAGGAGGCGCCAACGTTGCAGGCAGCGGACAAATCCAAGGTTTCAGCAACATTGCATTCCCAATTGTTCGCCGCGTGTTCGGTGGCCTCGTTGCCAACGAGCTCGTGTCCATCCAACCAATGAGCCTTCCCTCAGGACTCATCTTCTACCTTGATTACACCTACGGAACAAATGTAGGCGTTCCTGGAGTAGATGGCTCTGTTTATTCAAAAGGACAATCCATCTATAACAACCCAACCGGCCGCGGAGTCCAATCCGGATCTCTTGCAGCAGGCGGCATGTACGACCTCGTTGGAACTGGATACTCCAAGGTAACTGGCTCAGCTTCAGTCACATGGAACCAAGCCGGCCTTCATACAGGCTCTTATGGCGGCGTTAACGGTGACGCATGGACAGCAAGCCTTGTTCTTACCGCTGGATCTCAATTCTCTGGATCCAACGCTCGTTTCGCCGACTTCGACGGACAAGTTGAGACAGATCTCACAAGCAACGCATTCGATCTAATGTTCGTCTACGTTCCTACATCTGCTCTTTCAGGTGCAGACCTCCTTGCAGCCGACCAAATCGCATTGTTCAACGGACCAAGCGGTGCAACAGCATGGAGCCAATCCTACCAAGGTGGATCAAACGTTCTCAACCTTCGTCGCCTCAACAAGCGCGGCAACTTCTCAAGCACAGTTGCACCATACTTCACGGTTGATGCATTGAATGGTACACACGTTCAAATGCTTGTCAAGTGCGCTGACGGCGGCGCGTTCGGCACAGGAACAGGCGGTAAGATCAGCTTCGTCAAGGCAGACGCAGTCTCAGCACTCGGTGCAGACGCTGCTGGAACAGGTGCAACACTCACGGTTCCATCCTTCGAGTCTGACTTCGGAACAACTCCTTCTCCAGCAATCCCAGAGATCGATATCAAGATTGAGTCTCTTGCGATCACTGCAACAACCCGCAAGCTCCGCGCTCGCTGGTCACCAGAACTCGCACAAGACCTCAATGCATACCACTCAATGGATGCAGAGGTTGAGCTCACCTCAATCCTCTCTGAGCAAATTGCTCTTGAGATCGACCGCGAGATTCTCAGCGATCTTGTTACACAAGCCAACGGCGCCAACTACTACTGGTCACGCGCCCCAGGAAAGTTCGTCAACAAGACAACAGGTTCACCGGTCACACTCGCCTCATCCCTCTCAATCGGACCAGCCTTCACAGGTACAGTTCGTGAGTGGTACGAGACCCTCGTCGAGACCATCATCGACGTTGCCAACACCATCCACCGCAAGACACTCCGCGGCTCAGCAAACTTCCTCGTTTGCGGCCCGGACGTCGCCACGGTCCTCGAGTCCTCGGTCCTCTACAAGCCGAAGTTCTCAATCGACGGTGAAGGTCAAGTCGCTTCTCCATTCACAATCGGAGCAGAGGCAATCGGCTCTCTCAGCAACCGCTTCACAGTCTACAAGGATCCTTACTTCGTCAGAAACAAGATCCTCGTCGGCTACAAGGGCGGCAGCTACCTCGAGACCGGCTACGTCTACGCCCCGTACGTTCCACTCATCGTGACACCGACCATCTTCGCACCGGAAGATTTCACACCACGTAAGGGTGTAATGACTCGCTACGGTAAGAAAATGGTGAGGTCAGATTTCTTCGGGACGGTCACATGTTTGGACATGAATATCATATGACATGAACGTCATCTGAGTTCATAGCTTGAACACCTGCAGAGGCCACACAAAAAGTGGCCTTTGTAGTTTATAAATGTTCAGTTAATGTATATATAATAATTGTATGTTAACTAAGATTGATGAGATTTGTAAAGAGTGTAATACAAAGTTTGAATCTTACGAATTTGTTTTAAGACATCTTCGTTGTCATAAAATGACCGCAAAGGAGTATGTCCTTAAATGGAAATACAACGGCAGCGTCCCTCTATGTGCCTGTGGATGTAACAGAGAAAATAGATGGAATGTTGCACTAAAAGATTTTACTCGATTTATTCATGGGCATCATGCGTACGGTAGAGTGAAGTCTGATGAAGAGAAAGCGAAGATAGGAAAGAAAAATTCCATAAACATGAAAAAGTTTATGGAAAGACATCCTGATGTTGCTAAAAAGAAAATTGAAAGAATGAATATTTTTTCAAAAACTCCTGAAGCAATTAAAAAGCAATCCGAATCCGTCCGTCGTTTCTGGGCCGAGTCTCCTCTCGCCCCCATCCTGCGTGAAGAGGCCTCGCAGCGCGCCATCAAGCTCCTCGCCGAGAATAAGATCGGTCCGCAGGCTCCATTCAAGCGTGAAACATTAATCAGCCCATGGACCGGAGAAGAAGAGCACATGCATTCTTCATGGGAGTCCATTTTCTTCCAGACGTGCGTTGAGCGGAAGTATGAGGTGACCAAGAACCATGGGATCACGATTCCTTACGTTCATCCGGATGGAACAACGCGGAACTATATTCCAGATTTCTTTGGAAGAGAGGATCGTGTGTTGTACGAAGTGAAGGGTCGTCACGACGAAGTTGATGATGCCAAGTGGTACGCTGCGCGAGATTATTGCGATCGTATGGGTTGGGGATTTGTCGTGATGTTGTCTCCGGAAGAGAATATACAATTTTTATGAAAAATCAAGACATGAAGGTTTTATTTGAGGGGTGGTGAAGGTTTGTTAATGAAGGTGAAGCTTCTGAGAAAGACGTTGAAGATGTCATGACAAGTGCCGCCCATTCAGCAAGTCCAATTGGGAACTAGAGGTGTTTACGTTCGTTCAATCATTAACACATGATGTGATATCAGGTGACAAGAAGGATCGATGATTTGTTCGTATAACATGTTTTATATATAAGTTAATAAAATATTGTTTGTAAGTTGTTGTAGAGAGTTTTCTTTCAGTAAAAGTTTATTTAATAAATAATTATTCAAGCTTTTTACGGAGATTAATATGCCAAAGGTTAAAGTAAATGATTCACAAGGTTTGGTTCAAGAGTCTGGTTCTGGGTTAGAGATTTCATCTTCGGTTAATGTGTCTGGAGCAACATCTCTCGATTCAGCGACGGTTTCTACATTGTTAAATTTGCAAGGAACTGGTATTTTAAGAGGACAAAAGAGAAGTACCTCTATTTTAGCAACCGGTACAGTATTAACATCAGCAGATAGCGGAAAAGTTTTTTTTCTTGTTCAGGCCGCCGCCGCCCGAACGGCAACGTTGCCTGCTTTAGAGTCTGGTCTTACTTTTAAATTTATTCTTACGACAGCTGCGGCTGCTAACTGGTCGATAGCTACAGCACAGGTCGACGATGACTTCGTTGGATCTGTTGTTACAGCAGATGGTAACGCTGGAGATTCCGCAGCAGATTCAGACACAGACGTTAGGTTTGTCGGTGGAACTGCAGCGGCCGGTGATCAAATAGAATTAGAATGTGATGGCACAGATTGGTATATTCGCGGGTCCATGAAGGTCCAAGGCGGAATTGTGTTTGCTTGATGATTAAACTTTAGTAACCACAAGCTAAAAAGGATCCTGTATTTTTCAGGATCCTTTTTCTTTTTATAATATGATTGGTGAAGAGAAGATCTAGGAAACAACCTAAATTATCAAAAGATCGTTGCGAGATTTGCGGTTATGATAGACCTGCAGCGATAAACTATCATCACATCATTCCTAGATGTGACTCTAGATGCACCAATGATAATCACAATCTAGCGGTTGTTTGCCATTCATGTCATGATTTAGTTCATGCTGGTGAGATAACGATTATCGGTGTGTATTCTTCTACGGGAGGAAGAAGACTCATGTGGTTCCGTGCCGGAGAAGATCCACCATTCGAGAAGGAATTCTGGAAGGTAAAAGAAAATCCTTTTATAATAAGAGGAAAGAAAACTTAGTCTTTTTATAAAAATTTTTTAAAAGGCATATAATTGTTTTTATGCCTATGGAAAAAAGCTTCTTGAAAAAAGGAATCATTTTTGTTTCTGCGTTTGTTGCTTGTTTGTATGGATGTGAAAGACAGAATCCGAATAAGCTTTCAGGAGATACTTCTGCGGTTTTTGATGATTGTCCGACGCCGTCTGGTGTAAGTTCTAATTCTTCAGCTTCACAGAGTGTAGCTGTTGGAGGAAATGAAACAGCCGGTGGAAAGACAGTTGGACCGTCTTCTGTTGCTGTGACGACAGGATCAGGGGATCAGCAGCAACCTGAAGAGACGGAATTAGATAAGAGAGAATTAGATTATTCTGAGGCGTTACGCACAGCAAGTATTCTTATTATTGGTGATACTCCTACGTTGTCAGAGATCTATGAGCTTGGTGATCTTCCTCTTGATCAACAGAAAACAAAATACGAGGAGCTTGTCGATAAGAAGCTGTCTGATCCTAAGTTTGCTGATACTCTTGTAGAGTTTTTTAAATATACGTTTAAGATGGGTGGAGCTTCAACCACTGTTGGTGAACCGACTAGAGATACTGCTCCTTCATTTGCTGCTAGGATGGTGTACGAAGAAAAAGATTGGAGGAACATTCTTGTTCAACAATCGAATACATGTCCAACATATAATTCGATGACGAAGGTTTTTAGCGATGGAAGCTGTAACAACCTGATTGCAGGAATGAATCATTCAGGAATTTTGACTGATCCTGGTGTTCAAAGTTTGTACTATGGTAATTTATCTTTTCGGCGGAACCGCTTTTTTCATGAGACTTTCTTATGTAAGTCAGGAAATGAACAAGCAGGAGGTGAACCGACAGATCAACCTCCTGTAGATTCACCTTGTAATGGTGAAAGTCCGATACCAGGATATCAAAACAAGTGGCCTGTAAATGAAATTGCTGGTAAGTGTAACGGAGGTCGAGTTGATTTTCATGCTTACAATGCTAGCAACGTATGTGCAAATTGCCACGCGACGTGGAACCACCGTGCCCCTCTTTTCAGCCAATTCGATTCAAAAGGAACATTTCAACCTCTTACTGCAAGTGGAGAATACTCAGTGTTCGTTCCAGTTGAAGGTTCCCCTCGAGCAAAGATGTCTGATTGGTTATGCATAGATCCGAGCAAGTGTCCAAATGGAGGGAACAATACTACAGCGTGGAAAAAAACTATGAAAGTAAATGGTGTTGATTCTGTTGCAGCCGCGAATACGATCAATGAATTAGGACAAGCTATGTCTCAAGATGATGAAGTCATCGAGTGTGCAGTAAAGAGAGTTTGGAACTATGCAATGGGTCGAGCCGACATAACCGAGATAGGTGGAAGAAGTTGGGTCAGCTTACCAGATCGTAATGATCCAAATAAAGAATTGGTTACGATGTCAAAGCTTGTTTCTCAATTTAGAAATGATGGGTATAATTTAAAGAAAGTTTTTAGATCAGTCTTGCTGTCAGATGATTTTACGAGGTTTTAATATGAAAACTTTTAAACGTAGTGTATTGCATTTATTCATTCTTGTTGGGTGTTTTTCATGTGGATCTGAAGCTCCAAAAATAGGAGATGATTTTTGTCCTGAAGAAGAGTCAGACGTTGCTTCAGTAAATTCGTCACAATCATCTTCTGCTGTTTCAGGTGTAGGAGGATCTAGCAGCTCATCTTCATCAGCTGTTGCAACGTCATCTGGCGCTGGAGGAAGCGTGGAACAAAAATTTGATCCCCCTGCTCTTGATGAAATAATGTCAAGATTGCACAGTTGTCACAAGTTGTCTTATCAACAGCTAGGAAATTTTTTAAGATCTAGAGGTGTTGCTGTTCCTCCTGGAAATGTATCAGACATTCGTACGACACAAGTTTCAGTGTTTGGGTCTTCACAAATGTTAGGTACTTTATTTGGAGGAAGCGGTTCAGCATGTGAAATGGCTGTTACAACAGCAAATGGGACAAATGATCCAACATGCGCCGGCGGAGAAGTTTGTTTTTGTAATCAAGATGACAAGATGAATCAAGTAAACCGTAGTTGCTTGGATGTCGGGAATAATTCTCCAGATGCAGCAGACGGGTATTGCGTATCAAAACCTGCAACTCCTGGATTTCTTTACTTTACAGGCAAAGACGCTCTTGGAGTTCCAAAGCTTGATTCAAGGTTAGGAGAAAAAGAAGAACATTCAACTGCTTCAGCAATGAAGCTGATGGATATATTCATTCAGTCTGCGCCTCAAGTTATTGCAAATATTGGTGATCCGTCAAAAGCTCCTGCTTGTACGATGGGAGGAAAGAACATGCCGATGTTTTCATCTGACGGAAGCTGCATAGAAGAGTCAGTTAGCTGTTTAATTGGATTGCCGGCGACAGAAGATCATATGTTGCTTTGTAACCTATTGGTCGGTAAAGCTGATAAGAACAATGCTACAGATGTAATGAAGAAACGAAACATAGCTGTTGCAGTGCTGATGTCTGCTGCACATTCATGTCAATGAGGGAGAAAACAAATGGCTAATTGGAAATTAAAAGAACTTCGTAGCGACAGGCGTAGAACGTTTTTGAAGATGTGCACTGCAGTTGCTGCTGCGATCGGAATTGAAAGAAGCAAGCTGCTTAATTTCTTAGCAGATGAAGGAGGATATGGCCTTGCTGAAGCCGCCGGATCAAATTATGGAAGATCTTTGCTTGTTCCATCTCCAAATGGCGTATATGCATGGTTTCAAGAATTATGGCCTGTTGCTGATGTTGGACTAAAAGCATGTCAAAATGCAAATGTTCCTGGATTATCTTCTACATTTGGAGGAACGTCATCATATCTTTACACGTCCCAGCGCGGATTTAACCCTGCAAATGGATACAGAGGAACGTATACGTGGGGTAAAGGTAATCCTATGCCTTCGCTTCCGGTGGGGGTAAAAGGATGGGATGGAGGAGACAAACATTTCTTTTATGGTCCAGATGCTCCATGGTTTGATCATTCTGCAGGAAAACCGAAGTACCCAGTGACGGCTTTTATGTCTGGGAAAGATGAAACTCATACAGAGTTCCCTATTTCTCATATGTCATTATCAGGAAACTCTTCGTTGCAGGCTGCTCTATCTTCATTAGGCGCAGCAGGTTCATCTGCAATTGTTCCTGTTCTCGGAATAGATCCTGTAAAATATGGTAGAGCTCCTGGGGCACCCGAAGTTGCGACGGTCCCCAGCTCTTTAGGTATGATTGATTTATTTAATTCCGCTGCAAGTCAATTTACTTTATCAAGTAAAGTTGATCAAGAACTATTTGAGACATACTACAAGGCCCTTGCAGGATTAAGAAAATCTTCAGACAAAACAACGTGGGCTCCTCAAATGTCGATAACAAAAAATGCTGCTAGGATTATAGGGTTAAATTTTGCATCTCAATTAACTCCAACGAGCCAAGATTTAACTGATTTTGGAATCCAAGAAATGATTGATGGAATGACTTCAAATTCTAGCTACATGACTTCAACCCAACGCGCTGGAATTGAAGAATTTGGTAGGGTTTTAATTGTCATCGCAAAGGCTTTTGCTCTAGGTCTTTCCAAGACAGCAATAGTTGCTTTATCCCCTGGACCAACAAGCGATACGACCTTTACGGATCCACACGTAACCTTTGATGGTACAATGCAGATGAATCAAGGAAGAAATACAACAAAACATTTAGGAAAAGTTTTGGACGGATTTTACAATTATCTATCTCAACAGATTGATCCAGAAAATCCTTCAGAAAGGCTTGACCAGAGCACGACATTCGTGGCATACGGTGACACACCTCATACACCGTTGGTGGGATCAACGTGGCCTGATGCAACTCCTGACGCGTGTAATTGGATGTATGTCATGGATCCAAAAGGCCATGTTAAAAATGGCTGGTTCGGTCATGTTTATGCGAATAAGATTAACAACAAAAATGCAGTCGGTTTTAATCCGTTGACAGGAATGGATGATTCATCAAAGACGTCTGAACAAGTTTCTGCTTTCGCTTCTACAGCAGCCGTTTATGCCGTGGCAAGAGGTGATGGAAATAAGACTTCAGAATATGGTAATTCACCAAATGTTGTATCAGGGTTAATTAATCAAAAATAATAAATAAAAGATTTAATATATTTATTCTAGTTTTTTAGGAGACGTTTATGTTGGACCTTAATAGTAATGTGTATCAAACATACCTTCTTGTAGGTATGCTTTACGAATCTGATCATGGGACGATTCCTCATAGGAACTTAATTAGCCCTCGTAAATGGGAGGATCATCTCACAAAAGAAGAGATCACGACTATTAATGAAGCCTGGAGTAGATTTACGTATGCTGAATCGTTATTGAATGAAAACATGTTGACAGATTCTCGAATCGAAAGATGGGAGAACTTCTTAATGGTTGAGGACGATGAGAATGGAGAAGGTCCTAAAAAGACTGGGATCTGGGGAAAGATTAAATCTGGAATTGGAAAAGGATTAAAGTGGATTAGCAGAAAAGTTGCTGGTAAGCGAAGCCTTGAAAAAGGTGGATCTTTGTTCGGATTGGGCAAAAAATCAAAAGCTCAACAAGCAGAATGGGCAAAATTGGAACAAGATCAAAAAGAATTGATCGATATTCTTAAGGCAGCAACATCTAAAGATTATCCAAACAATAGAGACGTTGAAGAGTTTAAGACTCAAACGATGAAAGCCATAGGCGATGCAGAGGCATTCATTAAAACACATGAAGATCCTGGCGTTCGTGCAGAAATGTATAAAGCTCTTAAAAAATGGGTCTCTTATCTTTTGGATCAAAAGATTGGCGATCATTACAAGCATTTTATGGAGAACATGTCTCTTGCTGGTGCTTTACTTCTCTTAGAGGCAGAAGAAGAAGAAGCATTAGGGACTAAAAAAGGGTCTTCTGAATCTATAAAGGGATTAGAAAGTAAGTTGTTGCCTACTATCTTAAAGATTCTTGGAGGCGCAGGGTTAGCTGTTACAGCTGGAATTTTAGCTGCTTATCCTGAAATTCTTAGCCCAACTTCAGTCAAAGCAATTACAACAGAAGATACTTCAACGATTCAAAAGGCTATTGATGCAAAATTGCCTCCCGTTGTTGTAAAAGAAAGATTTTTAAATGATATTGTTCCTGAGTATTTTAACGGATTAAAGGCACAAGGTGTTGAACTAGCAGGAGATCCTGGAAATAATCCTAAGGACCTTGTACTATTTTTTAAAGAAATAGGATCAGGAGATGAAGCGAAAGGTGCAGCAGAATTTTTTAAGAAAGTAAACATAGCAAATCCTGGTGGAAGCGCAAATTCAAATTATTTCTTGGAACGTCTTATGGGAGGTAAGAACATAAACGATGCTGCGTTTATGCCTGGTGCACGAGATCTTGAATCAAGTTTTGATTATGAATATGGAACAGTAGGTGCTAATGTTGGTGCTGCAAAAGGTAGCTTCATGGAAAGAATAGGCGGAGCTGCTGGAGTACCTGTGTCTATTTCAGGAATAATTGCAAAGCAGCTTGTTAATAAAGCAATCAAGTCAGTTGTAACGAAGATGGTTGCGGGAGGAGTATTAGGTGCCGCCGGCGCCGCCACCGCCGCAGCCGTTGCAGGTGCCGTCGGCGTAGGCGGTCTTCTTTCAGGATTTGCTATTAGCCGTTTAAGAGAAAAGAGCAAGAAAGATAGTCGTGCAAAGTTCCTTGATGATCTTCTTGGACAAATTGGTGATCTTGAAGAAAAAGAAAAAGAAACAGCCCCGACCCCGCCACCAACCCCGCCGCCTGAAGATGAAGAAGCACAAGCGGGTCAAGAAGATAAGAAAGTAGAAAAATTAGGTCAAGCTGAAGTTGCGATGATTGTTGATAATGTTATGAAAGATTTAGGAACTTATATGGAAGAAATAGATGCGAACTATAATCCAGAAGTTTCAAAAGATAAAGTTGAAAAGCTTGTTAATTTATTAAATGATAAAGGAAAATTAAAATTTTCAGAATATAACAGAGATGACAAAACGATAAATGATATCATGTCAACAGCCGGAAAAGAAAAATCTAAGGAAAAACAAGATGATGTATTCTTAAAGAATATTCCACCGGCATATAAAGCAATACCCAATCAGTGGAAGAGAAAGCAGCCAGATTTGTCAGCAGATATTTCTGATATTTTAGGCGACAAGATTCTTCCTATGCATATGTTAGCGTTAAGAAGGGCATTATCTGAATCTTTACTTAAGTCGATCTTTAAGCATGCAAGAATCATTTGTGAAAACATCGAACGCAACAATCTGATTCTCGAGCGTTGGAACAAGCTGGCAGGACTCATTACCTGATTCCCGTTATCTTAGTCGAATAAAGATGAGAGGTCTGAAAAGATCTCTCATTTTTCTTTTCTTGTACACAACATGATGCTGATAGTATCTTTTATATCACCGGCAACACCAAGCCGACATTTAAATAATCTAAATAAATAGGAGAATATTTTATGCCAAAGAATAAGAAGAATTATGTAGCGACAAACAAGAATGCAACAATCCGCAGCCGTCGTGATCGTACAGGTAAGCTTCGTACAGAGACTGCTCGTCGCGATGATGGATTTAATGCTGCTTTGACGACTGATGTTCGAAACGATTCAACTCGATTCTTTATTGATTTTGATCAACAGACAGTAGAGTTCAGCGGCCGCGAGGCTCGTACACTATACAGACTACTTCGTAGTCATTATGAGTATACCGGCAAGCCTCGTCGTTGAATGCTTTCTTGACTTAGCTTTTTTTGGAGAGATTGAAAGATTTCTCCTTTTGTTTTTATAGGAGGCACTAAAATGCAAATTAGCAAACAGTCTGCGATGTCCTTGGTTAAGGTACTGTGTCACTATAACTCTCTAACGATGGTAGGCGCAAATTATCCTGTTATCAACAACGTTGATGAATTATTGCGCGAGTTCGAAGACTACGTTTTAGGGTTAGATAATGAAGATAATACTTTTGTTGATACTCTTAGAGTCAGCGGAGATGTATATCCTGAATCTTTATGCGAATTAGCATCTGTAAACGGTCATATCAACAATTCGTCTGTTGGAGATTCAGGAGACAATGCAAACATTTCTTTTAGAAATGTTCTTCATGATGAAGCTGGTGAAGTCGACACGTTTTTGATGATTGATGGTGGCAGCGACTCAATTGGTCCAATCACACACATTAGGTTACTAGATAGAGAATTACAAGTAGCTACAGGTCAAGGGACAGATAGAATTTGGCATTATTTTGATATTGAGCATGTTCCTTCATCATGGGCTAGGATCTTTGGACAAGACTCTAACTATTTTAGAGTTGTTAACTGGCAGTAAAGCGTAATAATAACAAATATTTTGCGCCACGTTAATCTTTCGTATCCATACATATTGATTAACGTGGCGCAGATTATTAAACCATCGACTGTAGCGATAGCCTTACTAAAAACCAGGGATGAATTAAGCGGATTGCTTCAACTTATTCGTTCTTGGAGAATGAAAGGAATCAATGGATCTGGTGTTGTTCCTATAGCAATTTTACCTTTAGAAGCAAAACTTGAAAAATCTATTAAAGACATAGAGGCTATGATAAAGATTGCAGCGCAAGTTTAATTTTTGTTAATATTTAGATTTATCAAGAGGTAAATATGCGTTTGTCTGAATCACAACTTCGTAAGATTATTTTAAAAGAAGTCAATAATTTGCTTGAAGCAGATGAAGTTGGAAAAGCTCCAAGTGCTCAATCAACTTCGAAATTATCAGAACAACAGAAAAAACAATTGAATGATCTTACAAAATCTTCTCCAACGTCGCTTCAAGGTTTTTCAAAAAATTTAAAACTTTTAGCATCAATAATTGATGACATTGATCCAAAATCAGCAAATATAAGTAGTTCGCAGCTAGGACAATACTGGCCTCAAGTTATGGCAGTCGTCGCTAATATGGTTAGCGAAGAAAAAACTTCTTCTAGCGAAACGGCAAAAGTTGCAAAAACATTAGGTTAAAGAATATGTCAGCATCATCAGAAACTTTGTTAGTTCAAATTATCGAACTTGAGAAGAAGATTTTGGAGTCTAAATCTCGAGGTGAAAATTCAGTTGAATTAGAAGAAACATTGTCATCACTTAAAGGTAGATTTACTTCAATGAATGAAGCCTTGAATAAATCTCAAGGTTTATTGAAAGGATGATAATGCAAAAAGTAGACTTATATCAACCGATGGTTCACGTTCGTGTAGGATCACCACCATTGTTTATTAATGTTGGTGTCAACAAAAGTGGAGCAGAAACCATGGGTGGTCCTGTAGAAAATGTTGTTCGCCCCGAAACGTATGTTCTTCTTTCGGCACTTCCAGATGAGCTGCGAGAGAGGGTAAAAACAGCCATCCAAGTATTAATTTCTTCCATGTGATTATATGATACAAGTTATTAAACTAGGTTCTGTCGGCCAAGATGTAGAACGTTGGCAAACTTTTTTAAGAGGACAAAATCAAAGTAGCTCTATCGTAGTTAGCGGAACGTTTGATCAAGTTACTCTTTTGGAAACAAAATCTTTTCAATCTAAGAAAGGATTAGTTCCAGATGGAGTTGTAGGACCTAAAACAATATCGACTGCTTTACAATATGGCTATCCTTTGATGGATGATCCGACCGCAGATATCAATGGTCCTAATTGGCCAAAAAAACCAGCAAATGGACCTTTAAGCATATCTGATCGTGAAAAATTATTCGGTAAGTTTTCTTATATTTCATCTCCAACATTTTCCAACCCTGAAGCAATCACGATAACAGGAAACTGGATTCAAAATAGTACATCTACAATTTCTATACCTCAATTGTCAGGAATTGCAGGAGCTCCATCTTCGTGTAGGATTCAAATCCATACGTTGCTAGCAAAACAAACGCAAGATTTATTCGCCGCGTGGGATGCTGCAGGATTAAAATATCTGATTATGTCGTGGGGCGGATCATGGGTACCTAGATTCATTAGAGGTTCTAGATCTGTTTTGTCAAACCATGCATGGGCAACAGCATTTGACATAAACGTTCAGTGGAATATGTTAGGCTCTCAACCTGCGTTAAGAGGTGAAGTTGGATCTGTAAGAGAGCTTGTAGAGATTGCTTATGATCATGGATTCTACTGGGGTGGATGGTTTCCTCGCAGGCCTGATGGAATGCATTTTGAAGCATATAAAATACTTTAATGAGTAGCCGATTTTATTGTGATTGATAGTTAATCTAGTCATGGCTGCTAGAAGAGATATATCACGTGTAAGAAAAGCGTATTCCTATTATAGGCCAAGACCAGTTTATAGAGAAGTTGCAACAGAGCCGGAAATGAATAACATCTTTAATGCTTTAACTCAAGTCACGAATTTGAACCAAAACGTCACGCAGCTTGTTCAAAATGCTGATAACATCGTATGGAATGAAACCCCTGCTGGTGTCACTGATGGATCCAACGTTTCTTTTGAATTAGTATACACCCCCATTGATGATTCAAAAATGTTGGTATTCGTTAATGGAGTTTTAAAGGAAAGAAATGGTTCTACAGCTGACTATACTATTTCTGGTAAAGTAATAACTTTTCTTTGGGCTCCTCCGCCAAAATCTAAAGTTCTGGTGACTTACTCTAAAGTTACTGTTTAATTCTGCTTAGGTTTTCTGCCTCGTTTTTTTTGCGATTTTTCTTCTTTTAGTTGTAAGGATTCACGGGCTTTTTTCCTTCTTTCAGCAAGATCAATTGCTGCTTTACCGGCTCTTGTTTTAGGATCTTGATCGGGTCTGACTCGTGGCTGTTCTTTTTCCACCTTTTCTTCAGAGGTAGAACTTTTTCTTTTTTCTGCTTCTTTTTCTCTTTCTAATAAAACAGTTTCATGGGTAGTTTTTATAGTAGAAAGTTTTTCAATTTCTTGTTTTAAAAAGATTATTTCACCTTGTTTAAAGTGGAATAGCTTTTCTGCTTCTTTAGATATAGATCTTGAAACAGATCCTATGTTGTTAAAAAACTTAAACAACATCATTGCAACATCATTTTGAATTTTTCCTTGTTCTACAAGATCGCTCAATTCTTTTTTCTGATTCCTTATGTAATCTTCTATTTTATCTGTAGTTTCTTTGGATCCAACTGCGTAACCATCTACCTTTTTTAACGTTTCTGTCATTGAATTAAATGAATTTTTCTTTTCGTTCAATATCTCTGAAAGAAGATCTACCCTTACTTTTATTGTTTTTTCATCCATAATCTGTTATAAAATATTTTGCAGCATGTTATTTTTGACAAAAAAAGGCCCGGAGTTTCCTCCGGGCCCATACGACTAGTCAGTCTTAGTCGTTAGACTGTTATCAGCCACGTGTAATAACAACGATCACGTCGTCTGACGTAAGCGCGCTGACGATTGATCCGTCGAATGTTACTGATGTGGTTGAGATTGCCGTAAGATCGCGGCTTGGTGACATAAGAACGCCGTTGAGGTAAACATCAACAAGCTTGTGATCAGCAGAAGCAAGGGTTGCTTGAGCTGAGAAGCTGAGAACGTTTGCCGCAAAACCAGCAACACCATAAGAAGCCTTTGTGAGGTTTCCACCGGCTGAAGCTGCATCTAAATCGATGCGAAGCTCATTGAGCATGCCAACGACCGTCGTAGCTGTGAAGCTCGCATCTGGAACCTGGGCCGCCGAAGCGAAAGAGATCGATGCGTTTCCGTTGGCTGCGAGCTTGAGGTCAGCGGCCGCAGAGATCGAGATCTCTTTGCCTGCTTCCGAAGAAAGCGAGAGGCCGCCGGCGGCAACCGCCAACGAACCACTGAGGCTGCCTTCGACAGAACCGA